TCAGCGATGCGCCGCCTGCCTCGCCCGTCAACGGGCAGTTGTGGTGGGAGTCCGACAGCGGCGACACCTTCATCTGGTTCAACGACGGCAACACGAGCCAGTGGGTTCAGGTCGCGACGGGCAAGCCGGTCGTGATCCCCGAGGCGCCGGTCGACGGCAACAGCTACGCCCGCAAGGACGCCGCGTGGTTCGACATTACCAGCGGGCTCGCCATTGGCGGGCAGCGCGAGGTCCTGACCGCCGACCGCACCTATTACGTGCGGCCCGATGGCAACGACACCAACACCGGGCTCGTCGATAGCGGGGGCGGTGCGTTCCTCACGCTCCAAAAGGCGTGGGACACGATCTGCACGCTCGACCTCGCGATCTACACCGCGACGATTCAGGTTGCGGACGGCACCTATACCGGAGGCATCGGAACGGCCCGCACGCCGGTCGGGACAGCGGCGGTTATCATCAAGGGCAATGCGGCGACGCCCGCGAACGTCGTCATTGCGTCGACTGGCGCGTCACCGTGTTTCTCTTTTGCCGGGCCGTGTCAGGCGGCAGTCCGCGACATGAAGCTCGATCCGACCGGAACGGGCAGCGGCATCTATACGACGCACCCCGGCGCGAAGATCACGTTCCGCAACCTTGACTTTGGCGGGATGGATAGCACCGCTTCGCATGTCCGCACCGATGGCGGCATGATCTCGGCTGACGGTGCCTATGCGATCAGCGGCGGCGCGGGTTCGCACATGACCGCAATCGGTCCCGGCTCGATTTTCATGGGGGGCTTCACCGTGACGCTCACCGGCACGCCGGCCTTCACGCGGTTTCTCCTGCTCTCGACTCTCGGGCTCATTTCGCTGTTCACGACGGTATTCTCCGGGTTGGCGACCGGCTCGCGCTACACCGCGTCCGGCAATTCCGTCATCAACTCGTTCGGTGCGGGTACGGCCTCGACCTACTTCCCCGGCAACAGCAACGGCACCACCGCGACCGGCGCGCAGCAGCTTTGATGATGAGGGGAGCGACCGATGTTTGACTTTCCCGCCACCCCGACCGAGGGGCAAATCTATAGCCCGGCAAGCGGCCCGACCTACGTTTACAACGCGCCCGCATGGAAGATCGCGCCAGCGACGCTCGCCTATCTGCCACTCACTGGCGGCACGCTGAGCGGCGACCTCGAAATCAGCAAGACCGATCCGGTCGTCCGGCTCCGGGCCACCACCGGCAACGGGGCCTACATTGAAGCCATGAAGAACGGCCTCACCCGCTGGTCGATGCGAATGGTGAGCCACATCTCTGAGAGCGGTGCCAGCGCGGGCAGCGACTGGCTGCTCGACCGCTTCAACGACGCGGGCACCTTCATCGACACCGTGTTTCAGATTGCGCGGGCGACGGGCGCGGCGCTGTTCAGGGGCAGCGTCGAGATTAACCGGGCCGAACCAAACTTCACCCTCAACAAGACGGCATCCGGGCAGGGCGCTAATCTCTGGGGCTCGCTCAATGGGCTTGCCCGCTGGCAGATCGTGCTCGGCAGCAACGCGGCGGAAAGCAGCGGCAACGTCGGGTCTGAGTTCCATATTCACCAATACACTGACGCCGGGGCGTACCTCGCTACGGCCCTGAGCATCGGCCGTGCGCTCTCGAATATCTCGGGCAACGCCATCGCCACGGCGGCGGAATACTTGGCCAACTCGATCAACAAGTGGGTGACGACGAACGGCCTGTGGGCGGCGGCAGCGCAAGTTACCATCACCTACGCGGCAAGCATGACGCTCAACGGCGGCACTTTCATCAACGCCGTGATCTCACCGACCGGGGGACTGACGCTCAACAACACGACGGGCTTCAAGCAGGGGCAGAGCGGTTTCATTCGCATCCTCGGCAACGGGGCGCATGCCCTCGCCTTCGGCAATCTCTGGTGGTTTCCGGCTGGCAACAAGCCGACGACGATGAGCGGGGGGCAGGACATCATCTATTATCAGTGCGTTGATGGGTCGAGCCTGTTCTGCACCTACATTCGCGGGATCACCAACGTCTGATGGGCCACGTCCCCGGCATCGGCGCATATGGCGGCCTTGGATCGCCGCGCTTCGCGCGATGGGGTTTGGCGACCTCGGCGGTGAGCAGCGCCGCCACCATCACGCAGCCTGCCGGTATCGAGCCGGGCGATCTGCTCCTGTTGCTGCAATTTGCGATCAACAGCAGCGGGCTGCCCACCGCCGTCACGCCTGCGGGCTATTCCAACATCATCAACTCGACCACTGGCGCGACCAACGTGCGCTTCATGCTCAGCCACAAGCCTGCGGTGGGCAATGAGGACAGCGTCGCCATCACCGGCATGAACGGCAACAACCACAACTCCAAGGTGTTGGCGGTTTTTCGCGGTTACGACCAGTATGGGAACGTGTTGAATCCGACCTCGTTCGGATTCAACACGCCAACGGTCGGGGCGCTCTCGGTTGCCGATCCCGCGCCGCAAACCATCGTCCATTTGGGCGATGCCCGCCCGATCATCGCGCTCAATATTTGCTGCGCGCAGGCGACGTTGGTGGACACAGGCATGGTGATGACCCGCAACAGCGTCAACGTTCGGGATGGTGCCATCGTCGCTGCCGCGCGCTCGGGCATCGGCTACGCCTTCGGCAACGACTACGGCAACCTCGAAGCCTTCAACACCGTAGTCGATATTACGGGCGCGTCCTTCCCGGCGCTCTCAAGCCTTTATTGTCAGGGGACCGCATGACCTCGACTATTGAACGCGCCAGATTACTTCGGTCGCGTGGAGCGTCTGGCCCTTCCCTACCCGGATGATGCTGTCGCGCTCGATCGTGTGCGTCCCCGGCTCGATGAAGATCACGCCCGGCTTGTCGCCGATGGCGTCCATCGCCGCCTGGATCGAGCGAAAAGCGGTGGCGAGCAACGCGGGCGGTATCTCGACGCCGGGAGGGAACACACGGAGCAGCGCGCCCGGCATGACCGGCGCAACCGGCGCGGCGGCCGCCTCGAGGGGCGCGAGCGCGGGCGCCACGGCCGGGAGGGCGGCGCTCGCAAGCAGACCAGCAAGGAAGGCTCTGCGTTTCATCGCTGCGGCAATTGTGAAGGAGACTGCAAATGTTGTGGGTAAGCGTAGCAGTTACGATCTTCGTGATCGTCCTCATTTTTGCGATCATCGGCGGGATCGTTCATTCCGCGCCGCTCGCGCAGCCCTATAAGCAATGGGCGCTGTGGGCGGTTGGCGGCATCGCCGCGGTGCTCGTGATCGCGCAGCTATTGCGGCTGCTCGGCGCAAACTTTCCGGGCATCGCCTTCTAGGTCTAGTCCGACTCGGATGGCGCCCCTATATCCGTCGCCGTCCACAGTAGGGACCCGGCCCGAGACCCGCCCCAATCGACCCTCGGGATTTGCCGTCGAGGTCCGCCGTGGCCCTCGGCGGCCGGGGCGGCAAGGGCCGCTGGCGGGCGGTTTTGGCTAAGGGGGTAGCGGGGCAAGATGGAACCAAGCCCCACGGGCCGCCTATGGCTGTTTCTCGTGCCTTCTAGGGACGATGTAGGACGGCATTGACCATGCGCCGGCGCCGGTAACCGGGAGCGGCGCGACCACCGCGTCACGGTCCAGTTTCCAGTCGGTGTATTGAACCAGACGCAAGCCCTCGCGGATCAGCGCCACGCGAAACCGCATGTTCCATTCCGAGTCGTTGCGGCCCGCGCGGATCTCCGCGCGATTGATCGCTTCGACGATGTCACCGAGCGGCGGCATGGGCACTCCTCACATGCGCAGCTGATCGCCTGGACGCGATCCTTCGTTGCGCTCGCGCTCCGCATCCTCGTACCGCGTGAGGTCGGTGCGCGACCACCGCGGGCTCTTGCCTATATGCAGCGACGGACTCGGAAACGCATTACGCTTGCGCAGGCGCCAGAGGGTTTGCGGCACGATGCCGAAATGAGCGCATACTTGCTTGATCGTCAGGTACTCGGACTCCATCTCACTCTCCGCAACTTCTGATCGCCACAGATTGCGATTAGTCGCTGTCACAGCCAAGCAAGATCGAATGCGTTTTCACGACGAACCTTCAAGGACGAGACGAATGAGCTATTGCCGCTGGAGCGATGACGACTGGCATTGCGACCTCTACTGCTACGAGTCGGCGGATGGCGGATGGGTGACGCACGTTGCGATCAATCGCGTGGTCGGAGAGGTGCCGCACGTGCCCGAGTTCGATCCGGGCAACAAGGAAAGCTACATCACGGCGCACAACGCGCAGATGCACTTCCTGACGGTGTGCGATCGAGTGGAGATCGGCCTGCCCTTCGATGGCGAGACCTACCACGACTGGCGCATCGAGGACTTCCGCGACCGCCTGGTGGAGCTTCGCAAGGCCGGCTATCGCTTCCCCGACTACGTGACGGCCGAGGTCGAAGCGGAGATCTCGATGCGGGGTGCCGGTTAGCCCATCCTCATGCACAACGCCGCGCATTGTGCGCCTAGTCGGAAATGGCGCTCAGAATTGTGCGGGCCCGGTTAGCAGCCGCAGTCGTTTCCGGCATTGAAGGGCACCACCGCCGTCACCCGTTCGATGTAGGTGTCGCCGCGCTCGGTTGCGCCCTGTCTCTCAGTCCCCACCCGGGGGGCCAGCTGGCGCTCGACGCGGCGGCGCATGGCGGTGACGGTGTAGCCGGTGAGCGGGCCCGACGTGTAGGTCCGGCGCGCGGTGACTTTGACCAGCATCTTAGTCTCCCTCTCAGACCAGCGTGTATTGCACCTTCGGATGATGCGCGGCCATGTAGTTGCGCACGAAGGTTGCCTCGCCCGTGCCGTACAGCCGGATCTCCACCGACTCGAAATCGCCGGTCCTCAAATAACCGGCGAGGTAGTCGCAGAGCGTCGCGAGTCCCGCCTCGCCCTCGTCGACGCGCACATGGGACGAGAAGCGCAATCCGACCCACCGCGGCGGCTTGGCTTGAACGAGCCCGGCGGCGGGCGAGCCAGAGACGGCCGGCGTCACCGTCGCATCGGGCTCGGTGTCCTCGAGGCTAGACAACGCCCGACACCCTCCGCCATTCGGGATCGAGCGCGGCGGCGGCGGCGGACCAGTGCTTGATCGTTGCCGCGACGGCCGGGTGGTTGCGGGTGAAGGACTGATCCTCCAGCCAACTGAGCCGCATCATCTCCCTGTCCGTGCCATCGGGCAGCGCCGCCAGCGCGATGTCCACCGCATCGGCCGGAAGCCCGATCGACACGAACGCCTCGCGCACGTTACGTCGCGACAACATGATGGTTTCGAGGGGGACCGGGGGGCGCTTCCTGATCGCGACGCCGGGGTGTTCGGCCAGCCATTGCTTGACGGCAAGCGTCACCGGGGCGCTGTCGGTCGGCACGTAGTAGAAGGGCCAGACCTGAACGCCACGGCCCTCCTCGTCGACCTTGATTTCGAGATCGAGCCCACGACCGCCCGGCCCTTCCATCACCGAAATGACGTCGAGAAACTTCACGCCCATCACGTGCCTCCTACGCTACTCGCTGCGCCAGAAAATTGCGGTTCGGGGGCCCGTTGCCGCTGAGGTTGCGCCACGTGCCTTCCGGGTTTGTCGTGCCGTGGGCGCCATCCCACCCGAACTCCAGAATCGCGCCAGAGACCAGTTGCGTGTCCCACGTGTCGTCGGCATAGGTCCCGCTCAGATAAACGAAGCTGATGTGCCCTATCATGTTGCGCGTATGCAAAGGCACATTGGCGGGCGCGTTGAGCGTCGTGTAGATCGCCCCGAGGTTGACGCCGCCCTGACTGGCATAGAGCTTTCCGTCGCCGGCGTTGTAGGTCAGGACGATGACGGGCGTAGCGGCCGCCTGCCGGACGGGCGTGTAGCCAAGATCGTTCTCTTTGGTTGCGAGCGCGGCGAGGACGGAGCCCGACGCGCCGGTCACGAGATCGCCCGCGTCGGTCACGTAGGCGAGGAGCGCATCGGTCGGGCCATAGAAGGCGATACGGTTGCCCGAAGCGTCGTTGACGACGCGCCGCCGCTCGCCCGCCGCGATGAGGTTCAATTCCGCCCGCGCCGTCGCTGAGACAATGCTGACGACGTCCTGATAGGTCGGGTTGGCGGTCGGCAGCGGGATCGTCCAGGTGTTGTCGGTCTGCCGTAGCTTGATGACGGGCGGCGCGAACGAGGTGTCGTACCAGAGCATCCCCGGCCGGGGATCGGCGGGCGCCCCCGTCCCCGCGTGCGTCCCGCGCAGCGCGTCGTACTCGGGGTTGCTGAAAATCCCGGCGACGTGAAGGTCCCCGGTGATGTCGCCATTGTCGAGCGGTACGAACTCACCCCCCATCGGCACCGGCAGCCAGTCGTTGTTCTGCTGGCGCCTGATGTTGAGGCCGGGCGTCGTGGGGTTGGTGTCGAGCCAGAACATGCCGCCGACGCGCGTGGCCGGCTGCTCGACCCCGCCGTTGGACGAGCCGATCGCCGCGAGGATCGCATTCATATCCGCGAGGATCGGCGCCCCCGGCTGATTGGCAAACTCGTAGTCGTGCTGGCTCATGCAACCCTCTGGGCCACGTAGTTGATGTCGCCCGAGGCGCCGCCACTGAGATTGCGCCACGTCCCCGATGGACGGACCGACGTGCTGTGCCCGCCATCCCATCCGAACCACAGGCCCGAACCGGGGAGGTCGGCGCCCGCCCCGGTGCCCGGCCACGAGCCGCTTGGCTTGTTGATGAAGCTGATCGAGCCGATTTCGTCGCGGACAAAGAGCTTTTGCGTCGGCGTCGGCGGATCGGTCGTCGTGTAGATGAAGCCGAGGCTGGCGCCCCCTTGGGTCGCCCCAAGGCGGCCGCTGTAACTGAGGGCGAGCGCCGGGGTGGGCGCCCCCTGCCGGACAGGCGTGTAGCCGAGATTGGCCTGCTTGCCGTTGAGCGCCAGCGAAAGCAGTTGGCCCGCCCCGGCGGCGAGCGCCTTGAGAAAGAAATCCCCGGCATCGGTGATGTAGCCTGCCTCGCCGGACGGGTTGGTGAACTTTGTGCGGTCGGTGGCCGCGTCGTTGACGACGCTGCGGGTTTCGCCCGCGGCGATGAGATCTATCCGCGCGGTCGTGCCTGCCGCCGAGATAATCACGCTGTCGGTGAAGGTCGGGTTGGTCGTGGGCAGCGCCACAACCCATGCGCTGTTGGCGGCGTTGCGCACCCGCATCACGGCCGGGGTCACGCTGGTATCGAACCAGAGCATTCCCGGCTGCGGGTCGGTCGGTGCGCTCGTCCCCGCGTGGTTGACTTGCAGCGCATCGAACCCGGGATTGCTGAAAATGCCCGCGACGTTGAGGTCCCCGGTGATCTCGCCACCCGAGATCGGCAGGAAATTGCCGGTCGGCACTTCCAGCCAGTCATCGTCGGCCAGCGTCCTGATCTTGATAAGGCCGGGGCCGAGCGCATCGGCGGTGTCGAACCACCACATGCCGGGATAGGTGATGGTCGGCGCGAGCGGCCCGCTGTTGTTGCTGATGATCGCTTGCAGCACGGCGTTGAAGTCGGCGCGCACGACAATGCCGGGGCCATCGTCGATCACGTAGTCATGCTGAGCCATATCGCGCTCCCTCAGATGCCCATTGCGTGCCAGTCGAAGGTCCGGGCCACCTGGACGCCCGACGAATTGAGGATCTCGATGTCGAAGCTCTCGTTGGACTTGTTGCTCAGGACGACGTGGTCGCCCGCCAAGGCTTCCTGAATCGTGATGGTGACGGCCGGGGCCTCAAAGAACTCGATGTTGAACATCACCGTCTGCGGCAAGCTATCCTCCGTGTCGGGTACGTAGGGAACGTCGCCGTCCTCGTCGATCTTGTTGCGAATGTCCGCGAGGATGCAGAGCCGCTCGATGCCGATGTTCTGGCCGGGCGGCGCCTCGAGGATCACCCGGAACTCGAAGCCGCGGCCGACATGCTCGCCAGCGGTGAACGCCTTCCACGGTCCCCACCCGCCGATGGCCGGGTCGATGTCGGTCTGCCGCATCTGGATCTCGACGGTGCCGTGAAGATCGCCCGTGGCGTTGTCCCATGACTCCCACGTGTCGACGAGATCGAGACGCGAGGCGATGGTCTCGTCGCCGGGGAAGTACGGGAAGGCCAGCATGTCCCAGCTGAGCCGCGTAGCGAACACGCCGCCGAGGTCAAGGCTCTGGTCGAAGGTGTACGTGCCGGTGCCACCCGCGTCGTCGCCCGCGATCACGAGCCAGTCGTTGCCCGGATCGACTTCGGTGTTATCCATCGTGCCGAGCCACGTGGGGGACTCGCAAATCTGGAGGTACGGCACATAGGCCGTGTCGGGCGTCGTGACGATGACGAGCGCGAAGGTCTCCGACGCCACCCCCACCGCGTCGAAGGTGCGCAGCATGTAGGTGCCCGGCTGATAGACCGCCTCGCATGAGGTCGAGTTGCCGGGGATCGAGGCGATGATCGTCTGCCCGTCCTGCCAGCGGATTTCGCCGGTCGTGCGCGGGATGAACCGCAGTTCGTAACGGCCGCCGATGATGACGTCGATTTCGGTCGCCGGGAGCCAGCGAAAGAGCGCCATGCCCTGATTGACGACGATGCGGAATTGCACCGGCGGGCCGGGCGGCGCGTAGCGGCCGATGATCTCCTTGCGGATCGTCGCGGTGACGCCCTTGCGCCCAACGCCACTGATCGGCGTCACCTGAAAGTTCCACCACCCCTCGGTGACGGCAATGTCGGCGGCCGTGGTCTGGACGCGGGTGCGGACCCAATTGCCGAGATCGGGGCGGGCGTCGACGTCGAACATCAATGCCCGCGAGGTCCACGACAGTTGCGCGAGGACGCCGACACCGCCCACCGCCGTCCGAATGAGCGACTCGTTGACGACAAGGTTCGTCACGGGCGGCGGGATGACCTCGATGTTGCTCGTGTCGGGCTGGCTGATCGGAAGGTTCTGCTCGACCACCGCCCATTTGTCCGGCCGGTGCTTGACCGCGTTGACGGTGTAGGTGCCGTCCTCGTCCTCGCTGATCGTCATCACCCGCCAGAGCGTCGTTTCGAGATCGCCCGAGGCGAGCACCCACGGGGCGTTCGGCGCCGGGGCAACCGAGAAGGCACCAAACACCGTGACCACCGCCCACTCCCCGACGATCTCGATACCGGTCACGCGCAGCGTCTCGACCTCGCCCTCGCCCACGATGCACGAGAGGAAGGCGGTCTGCCCCACCGTCACCGTCACGGGGCCATCGAGGGTCACGATTGATTGCGTGGCGTTGACGACGCGGCCACCGCGGCGCGCGCCCCCGATGACCTTGTCCGCCACCGCGACGACATCGCCGGGCTTGCACCATGCGCCGTCGAGCGACACGGCGAAGGCGACGACCTCGGCCTCGTAGTTTTCGGTAAAGAGCGTCCACTTGGCGACGCGCAACGCCTGCCCTTCGGACGACGCCCCGGCCGCGCTGGTCTGAACGTCGAGGATGCCGTAGCGGCTGATCGCCTCCTGGTCCTCGGCAATCGAGAAGCGGACCTCCCCGAGATTGTCGGCGTCCGCCCATGTGGCGACGGCCATGTTGTGCATGGCGCGGAGATCCGCGCTGGCGTAGTTGAACCGCCCGCCGATGACATTGGCGGCGGTATAGATGCCCGTCACCGGGCGCGGCTGATCGGCCACCGCTACCAGCTGCCCGCCATTCCAGTACGAGAAGCCGCGAAAGACCGAGCAGAGGGTGGCAATCCAGTCGTACGCCTCGCGCCGGTCGCGGATCACCATGTTGCAGACGAAGCGCGGCTCGGACCCGCCGTGCCCGTCCGGCACCAACTCGTCGCACCATTGCGCGATCTCGTAGAGGGCCCACTTGTCGATGTCGGCCGCCTCGAGGAACGCCCCGATGCCGTAGCGGGCATTGATGGCGAGGTCGTACAGGCACCACGCCGGATTGTTCGTCCAGTCGGTCGTGAAGGTCCCGTCCCAAACGCCGTCATAGGAGCGGGCGTCGGGATCGTAGTTGACCGGAATCTGGAGCAGCCGGCCGTCGACCAGATAGGTGCGCTTGGGGACCGAGCCGAACTGCTCGGCGTCGATGATGATCCCGACCGCGTGCGTCAACGTGTAGTTGACCTTGGCGTCGATGATCTCGGTGTAGGACTCCCAATAGAGATCGTTCATCAGTTTTTGGCTGGTCGAGTCCGGCGTGATCCGGCGCACCCGAATGTCCCACGGTCCCGGTCGCGGCAGATCGAGCACCACCGCTTTCTGATAGGGCGAGGCGGTCTTGCCGGTGATGTCGTACTCGCCGCGCGACAGGTAGCCGCCGCTGTTGTTCTGGACGAGGAGTTCGTACTTGACCGTGGCGCCGGTGATGCCGCCCTCGTCGTCGATGGTTTGCAGATTGGCGACCGAGACGGTGATGCGGACACGGTCGGTGTTCTGATTGGCGATGTGTCGCGTCTGCGGAATCGGCTGCATGACCTGGACGCCGACGCCGACCTCGGCGGCCTGCGACTCGAACCCGGCGATGACCGGCTGATCGGGATAGCCGAGCACCTGCTGGAGGATGACGTTGGTGAAGTTGAAACTGCCGTCCGGGTTCTGCACCGGCACGCCGTTGAAGTAGATGCCCTTGGTCCAGCCGACGATGCCCCGGTTCGGTCCCTCCCCGAGTACGTCGAGCACCTTCGCCAGTTGCCGCGAGCGCAGGCTGTCGGGGCTTTCCTCGCCACCGCCCTTGCCGAACCAGTCCCCGGCGCCACCGGGGCCGGGAGGGAGAATTGCGGAGGTCGCTTTGATCGGTCTGTGGACGCTCACGGCAACAGCGCCCTTTCGCTGTAGGGCCCGAAGCCGCGCCAGTAGTCCCACGCTTCGGCGCGGTCGGGCGAGACGAAGATGTCGAGCCAGCGGC